GTCCGGCGGCGGCGCGTCGTCGGCGGCAGGGTTCAGGATCGACTTGATCTTCGCGGCCACGGCCGCCAGGTCTTCGTCGCTGATCTTGCCGCGCAGCATTTCCAGCACGTCATCGACCGGGTCAGCGTCGACGGCGTCGAGCATCTGGCCGGGCTTCGGTGTGTCGGTTGGCGGCGTGGTGCCGGGGTCGGCGGCGACGCCGGGCTGGTCGCTGTCCAGGGTGTCCAGCAGGCGCGCGACATCAGCGATGTCGGCATCCTGGGCCAGTTTCGGGCGAATCGCCTTCAGCATGTCCGTCTTCTTCTGGCGCCAGTTCGCGGCAGTGACGCCGGTCAGCAGGGCCGCGAAGTCGAGCTTCTGGTCGACAGCGAGCAAAGGCAGCACGGAGCCGATCAAGGCCCCCCTTGCCATCGTCGCATGCCGGGAGAGGGGCTTGCTCTTCATGTGTGGATCCTTGGGAAGTTGATCAGTCCTGAGTAGTTCCTCATCCAATCCGAGAGCCTGCAGGACTTTCCCAGGACTATCGAATTTCGCTCGCATCGCTGCGACGAGTTTGTTCATGGTGTTGCCTCTTTCGCGTTCATTCTTGGAAAGCCGCTTCCAATGCTTTCGCCAGCGCCCGCCATTCGCGTTCAAGCGGTTCAGAGTCTCCGACTACGACATCAGGGCCAGCGCGCCCCGTTGCAACCAGCGCGATATGATTTCCTACAAGCGCCGTCATGCGGCCATCGAACCGCGCGCCCTTGTATGTGCCCGGCTCCATCACCGGGGTGTAGCGGTAGGCGCAGGACAGTTCGCGCTGCTCGCCGTTTTCGACGCCTTCGATTGCGTCCTCTGCCCAGATCACCAGGCTGTTCTTGAGGAAGGGGTCTTCGAAGACCGCATCGGTGCCGGTGCTGCCGACCACGAGATCTGGCTGGTGGTTCGCGGCCGTGACCGGCACGTGCTTGGTCAGGATGGGCAGGTTGTTGAAGGTCGCTGCAGCGGCTTCGAGCTCTTCCGGGTCGCGCAGCAGTTGGTAGATCTTCCGCGGGTCCAGGCCCAGGTCCTCGGATCCGGGGATCTCGCTGCCCAGGTAGCCGTTCACCGTGGCCTTGGAGATGTTGGTGATCTCCACGTGCAGCCGGCCGTCCACATCGAACGTGCGCACGCTGGCCTTGTCGAAGGCCAGGCCTGGCACGCGCGGGCGGATCACCAGGGCTTCGTCGGTGGCCATGGTGTCATCGTCGTCATCCATCGCCGGCTGGTCTTCAGCCGACAGGCGCGCGAGCTCCGAGGCCGCTTCCTTCGCCTTGTCGTCGGCCGGCTTCAGGCCCAGCATGGCGGCCATGAGGCCCGCGCCGGCCTTGCTCTTCCAGATGGCCTTCGCGTCAGGACTGAGCATGCAGCTTCTCCAGTGCGTCTTCGCGCGACGCCTGCGGGATCGGGTCGCCGAACATATCGGTGCCCTCCTTCTGCGACTCTTCGTAGGCGAAGTTCGCCGCCGCGGTCAGCTTCTCGCCGATGGCCTTTGCGCTGCGCGAGTTTTCGGCGAACAGGGCCGCGATCTGGTCTTCGGCGCTGTTCGTCAGCAGGTCGCCCTGCTTCAGGAACTTCTTGATCGACACGCCGGAGCGCACCGCGTTGATGATCTGCTTCGCGGCCCCGGTCACCAGTTCGCGGATGTCCAGTTCGCCGGCGTCCTTCAGCTTCGCCATGGATCCGGCAGCCTTGCTCATGCCGTTGATCAGGTTGCGCGACTCCGGGTCGGTGGCCTGGGCCATGAGGCCCACCAGTTCGCTGTCGCCGTAGGCCGCGTGGAACGTGGCGGCCAGCATGCGGTCGATCGCTTGCTTCGTCGGCTTGCCGTTGGGAGACAGGCTCTGGCGCTCTGCAGCGGGCATCGCGTTGATGAAGCCCTTCACACTGGCGTCGCTTGGCGTGCCGTCGTCGTCGTATTCGATGCCGGCCGGGTCGAAGCGGGTGGCATCGTTCTGGGCTTGCTCGACGGCTGACAGGCTCAGGGTCTGGGTGCTGTTGCTTTCGTCGCCGATGTGTTCGTCCACGTCGGCCGCATCCATGATGCGCACCAGGACCGGGGCCTTCATGGCCTTGATGTCCTTACCAGGGATGCCGTGCACGCGCTCGGCTTTGGCGATCGCGGCCTTGTACGCATCCGCGGTGCCGCGCGAATAGGCTTCGATCATCGCGGCCGTGCGGCCGTTGTTGATCGCCACCAGCTTGTCCGGGTTCTTGGCGTAGTCCTCATTCTTCGTGCCGTCGGCACGGTTCGAAGCGGCCAACTGGTCGGCTTCCACCACCGCATAGCGGACAGGGATCTCGCGCTTGCCGGTCACCACCCAGTCGCGGTGCCCGGTCAGCTTCGCGATGCCCTTGCCTTCCAGGTCGGTCACCACCGGGGCGCCGTCGTTCATGGTCGGCGCGGCCATCATCAGCCGCGGGTTCGGGTTCGACGCGATGCGGTTCATCTGCGCCACGCTGGCGGCGCTGGAGCGGTTGCGGTTCTGCAGCGCCTTCGCGATGTCGGCCGACTTGCTGGCCTTCGTCGGTTCCGAGGCGCGCGGCGCGCTCTTGGACTTCGGATCCAGGACCTTGCCGTTCAGGTTGCCGCCAGCGCCGCCCACCACCACGCCGCCGCCGGTGATCAGCAGGGGCGTGCCCTTGCCTTCGCCGCCGTTGACGGTGATCCAGTGCTCTTCGTCCTGCGCCAGGTCAGAAACGACAACGGCGCCCGAAGGCGCCGCTGCTGGCTGGCCGTCTGCCCCTAGGGGGCCGGCTTGTCGGGATCCGGGCGGTTCAGGTTTGCCACCAGGGCTGCGCCCAGGCTGCGGCTGAATTCGTCCAACTGCGCCCGCACTTCGGGGGAGAGTCCGGGGATCTCCCTCATCGTGGGCTGCACCGGAGCCGGCGAAGCCACGGTAGGTTTCATGGCTGATTCGTCCTTCATCGCGCTCCCTTTCCAGGGCTTTCTTCACTCGCCCTTCGATGTCATTGTACGCCACCGACTTCAACCATTCAACGCTTTGCTGCTTCGCCTTGCCGAAGCCGTGGGTGTTGTCGATGACGTGAATGTGCACGTCCTTGTGGTCGGCGTACTCGGCCGCCAGGCGGTTGACGGTCTCGACGGCGCCCTGATGCGTCTTGATGTGCGTGGCGAGCGGCACGGTGCGGCCGGTGCCGAACTTCTTGCGCTGCGCTTCGGCTCGCTTGAGTGCGCCAGCCACCAGTGCGTCTTCCGGATCGCGCACGATCATCGCGATGTTGACCTGCTTGCCCGCGGCCAGGGCCTGTTCGATCTTCTTCTTGCCGCTGCTGTAGCCGTCCAGGTTCGTGTCGTAGACGATCTGGGCCTTCGCCTTCAGGTCGGCGACATCCTTGACGCCCTTGATGGCGGTGGACTTGCCCGCGCCAGCGCCGCCGGCCGTGAACAGGACCATGGGCAGTTCACCCGGAGCGGGCGGCTGCGCCAGCATCTCGGCATACCGGTCCTTGATGAACTGGCTCGACGGTTCGTGCACCGCGGCGGCCTGGGTCCGATCCTTCATGTAGTCCGGCGAAAGCTCGCGGGCCACGTCGGTGTTGATGACCTTGCCGCCCTCTGCATCTTCCAACTGGGCATAGGCGGCCACGGCCCGGCGGTAGGCCTCGGGGTCGGTCGTCTTATAGACCGAATTCCCGTCCTGGTCGGTGCCCTGGAATTCCTGGCCCAGGCTCGCGGCCATGCGCGATTCGATCGCCTTCTGGTCAGGAGACAGGGGCGCGTGCTTTGGCTTCGGCGGCGCGGCGGCCAGGTCCGGGGACTTCGGTGCCGGAGCGGTGCCGCCTGACGGTCCTTCGCGGCGCGCACCAGCTGCAGCTGCTGGCGCCTTCGGGGCTTCCGGCATGCCCTGGCGGTAGCTGGCAGGTGCTGGCGTGGAGATCTCGGCGCGCGGCTTCGGATCGACGGCCGGCGACATGCCACCCTGGCCATGGCCGAACTGACCGTTGTCGGCGCGCGGGTGCTTGCTCTCGTCGAAGTCCGCGTCATGCGCTTGCGCGGTGCTGGGCGTGTCCAGCGTGCGACGCTCGACGCCGGAGCGCTGATTGAAGTCCTCGGCAGCCTTCAGCAGATCCTTGATCGGCAGGTCCACCTTGATCGTGCTGATGTCGCCGCCGTTCAGGGCTGCCGCGGCCCAGCGGTGGTGACCGTCCAGAACGTAGCCGTCGCTGGAGACCAGGATGTTGCCCTTCGTCGGATCCACGCCGGCCGCGGCCATGGCTTCGACCTGGTCGGACTTGTAATCCTGCTGCGTGGGCTTGAGGGTCGATGCCTTGACCATCTCCGGCGTCAGCGTTGTCTTGCCGCGGAGCTCGGACAGGAAGGCTTCCTTGTGGTCGCCTGGCACCTGCGGCATGTCGGCGCGCTTCATGCCCAGCGAATTGGCAAACAGGTCGGCGATCTTCGCTTCGCTGGACTTCGGCTGGCCCGTGGCCTTTTCGTGGGCAGAGCGCACGACACTGAAAGCGCCAGTGCCGAACTGCCCATTCGATGCCCGCGGGTGATCGCCCTCGGACCACTCATCCATGGCCATGCCGGACAGCGCCTGGCGCACGCCCGGGTGCAGCGGCTGCGGCGGCTGGCCCAGCGGGGCCCAGGTGTGTTCGGTGTGCTCTTCGTTCAGGCGCGGCGTGAAGGCGTGCTTCACCGGCTGCGCGTAGGTCAGGTAGTGCCCGCCGTCCATGGCGGTCTTGGCCATGAGGCTTCGCGCGCCGTAGGGGTTCGCGCCGATCTCTTCGCGCGACTCGCGCACGGCCGCGGCTTCCGGGGTCTCGCCGACCTCGATGCCACCACCAGGGAAGCACCACTTGCCAGCGTGGTCGCCGCCGGCGCCGCGCTTCAGGAATAGGGCCCGGCCGTCCGGGTCGACGTAGGCGATGCCGGCGCCGCGGGCTTGCACCGCGGGTTCCACCGGCGCGCGGTCCAGCGCCAGGCGCACCACTCCCAGGGCCACCGGCTTCAAGCGCTGCGGTGGCACAAGGCGGGAAAGGACCATCGTCAGACTTTCTTCATCTTCGGCAGCACGGGCCGGGAGAAGCACTTGCAGCCGATCTCGGTGCCCGGCCATATCCGCTTGTTGATGGCTGGATCAAGCCATCCTTCGGCCACTTCGAAGACCACCTTGTCTTCGCTGGCCTGCACGTGCGACGGGCGCTTGTGCGTGCCACCGCGCGAGTGACACCAGACGGCTTGCGTGATGCCGACCGACTGCTGGCGCACGCGCTGGATCATCGCGGTGGCCTCGTTGTTCTGATGCCGCGCGATCAGTTCGGCGCGGCGCCGGGTGATCGCATAGCGCGCTTCGAGCTCGCTGGCCAGGCCGCCGACGTCGCGGCCGCGCTGCACACTGCGCATCACCAGGCCCTCCACCTGCGTCAGGTGCTGGCTGGCGATGCTCTTAATCAGCGACACGTTTTCGACCGTCGTCGCCTGCAGGACATCGTTCGCGGCGCGCGGCATCTGGAAGCGCACGCTCAGACCGGCGTCGCGCAGGATCTGTTCCAGCGCCCGGTCGCTGCGCTGCATCACCGACAGGGCGAACCACTTGGCCAGGCGTGGGGCGGCTTCATCGAAGCGCCTTTCCCAGCGGCGGCGCAGTTTCTCGATCGCCTCCTGGAGCGTGGCGGCTGGGCTCTTGTCCTGGGCCATCTCCGGCGGCTTCGCGCGGTAGGTCGCGCCGATCCACCACAGGAGGCTGGCGTGCATCTCATCGATCAGCGCCTGCAGCCGCTTCTGGTACAGGGCTTCGATCGCTGCGCTGGGCCTGACGGGTGCCAGCGTGCCGGGTGGCATTGGCCGGCGCTTCACGCCTGGCGTGGTGGGCACTTTCTGGGGTTGCCTGTTTCGATGGGAATTTTCTTCTCGCGGCGATACGCGATCACCTTGCGATGCACGCCCAGCATTGACGCGGCTGCATTGATCGACATCGCGACGCAGTCGACGGTCACCGTCACGGCGTTGGATCGCTGGCCGCCAGTGACGCGCTTCGGCTTTTCCGGCCTGACAGCATCCGGCAGCTCGAACGGTGTGGGCTGCCAGTTGAATATCTCGCGGCCTTGCTTGGTGAAACCTTCGATGTAGACGCACCCGGACGCGCGGAACTGATCCAGGTACTTGTTCAGGGATCCTGTGCGATTGATCGTGAAACCCACCGCTTCGGCGATCTCGGCGCGCGGCTTCGGACCCCACATAAGTGAAGCGGCGATCTCTGCCGCGAGCTCGCCCGGGCTGCGATGCTTCTTCACTGCGGCGGCCTTGGTGGTGGCGGTGTCTGCGCGTTCATCTTCACCGACTGCCCATTATCCGACGAACCGTCTTCCTTGCCGGCCATCATTGCGGCCAGGTCGGCCTGGTCCTGCTCGCCGCCAGGTGCGCCTGGCGCATTCGGGTCGCCAGGGTCGCCAAGTGCACCAGGCATGCCGCCAGGCGGGGCTGGGGGCTCGATCTGCTTGTTCAGGTCCAGGCCCGGGTAAAGACTGTCCTCTTCATTCGCCAGGCGCTCGCGCTCTTCGGTGGCATCGATCACGCCCTTGTCGATCAGCACGCCCGCGGCGTCGGCGTTGGTCTTGCGCACAGTGGCGGCTTCGGCATCGCTCAGGGTCGTCAGCGGGTTGAACTTGAAAGTGATCTCCGGGTCGACCTCGCCGAACTTCGAAAGCTGGATCACGTTCAGGACTTTGGCCAGGTGCGGCCGAAGAATCGACTCCTGCTGCGCCTCGATCCACATATCGAAGGCCTCAAGTTCGCCTTCGCTGCTGGCGTTCAGGCCAGACGGCGTGATGCCCAGAAGCAGCACCAGCGGGATGCCCGTGACCGCGCTCTGGTGCTCCTGGGCCTGGGCTTGCAGGTGGTCAAGGCCGCCCAGCGGGGCGCTGATGCTCTCGAAGGTTTCGCTGTCCTTGTCGATGGCCATGATGCCGCGGTTGTCGCGCAGGCGGTTGAAGAGGGTCAGACGGTCGATCAGCCCGTCGTCGCCGCCCTCGCCAGAGATCACGGCGCCCATGTTCGTCGCTAGCACGAACACGTTGAAAGAGTGCAGCAGGTCAGACACCGACTGGCGCGTGCGCAGCCAGTTGTCGATGTACGGCTTCGCCAGTTGCGACAGGCTCAGGCCGCCGAAGATGTAGCTCGGCTTCAGCATGTCCGGCACGGGCCGGCTGACGATGGTCAACAGGCGCGATGCGTGCACGTGCTTACCCATCACAAACCAGCTGTTCGGGCGGAAGAAGTCGTCCTTCAGCGGGTTCTGGGTGTTGTACTGGTCCGGGTAGGTCCAAAGGGGCTCGATCACCTGCAGCCGCTTCAGCGTGCCCTCCGCTATCTTGGCGCCGCTTTCTGACAGCGGGGACTTGAGCTCTTCAGGGTCATCTGCCCCGATGTCGATGAAGATCTGCGACCGGCCGAAGAACCCGTCCTGCAGCAGCGCTTGCTTGAAAACCTCGCGCGCATTGATGCGGGTCATCTCGGCTTCGATGGCCTTGATCTTGTCGGCCTTCGCGTCGGCATCGTCGCCGGTGGCCTGCAGCTTGATCCACTTGCGGGTCATGTGCTGCGCCAGGATCTCGGCAGGCCGGCGGTATTCTGCGCGCGCGGTCAGTTGGATCAGGTACGGGTAGCCTGGGAACACCAGGCCCTCGCTGATCGCGTCCTGATTGACCCACGCGAAGAGCTCATCCGCTCCGCTGTCCGCCGCCATGCGGGCGTCTTTCGGGATCACGCCTGGCGGCACCTTCGGCATCACGTAGGCGGTCGCGGCCCGCGCGAGTTCAAAGCCGACCGGCGTCAGGTCAGCGCCAGCTGGCCCGGCCCGGGACATGGTCTCAGGTCGGATCCGCAGGCGCTTTGTCTGCTCCGTTTGTGCTGGCGCTGGTGCCTGGGGTGCGGCATTGCCCATGCCCAGCCAGGAAAGGATGCGCTTCAGCATGTCAGAAGGTGGTCTGGTTAACCAAGAACTGCCCGCGCCCGACGACACTGGCGCTGCCCGTGCCTAGCCATTCATACATATGCAGCCCCAGTTTCGTCGGCGTGAAGTCGCCGTGGAAATTACCCAACGCATCGTGCACGACGGAGCCGGTCAGGTCGGTGACTGTGCCGTCAGGCTCGCGGATCTTCAGGCCCGTGGTTGTTGGGTCTGTCGCCGCGCCGGTGGCCACCAGCTTGATGGACACCGACAGGCGAACCGTGGTCTGTGCGGTGTATTGGTTCATGCAAATGCTTCCGCTTCAGCGAGCGTTACGGCGGCGTCGCGCAGGACCATCGAGAAAGCGGCGCGGTCTCTAACTGTCGCGACCATTACCGCTGCGTCGATCGCGGTGGCTCTGGCCGGAACAGGTCCTGCGGCCGTCGTGGCCAGTTGGCTGACCTGGCCGACGTCCTGGTTGACCAGTGCGTGAAGCGTAACTCCAACGGCGGCAGTTGCGACCAGACCAGAATCTGGAACCGATTGCGCGCCGCTGGCTTTCGCGATGACGGCCGCCGCTGCCGCGACGATGCTGTCCGGCACTGCCTGCGATGCACCTGCGAGGGCCGGCGCGGATGCCGTGGCCACCGTCACCACCGATGGCACGCTTTGCGACGTGCTGGCCGTTTGCAGGACCGTACCTGTTGCGCTCAGCGTCGCGTCTGGCACAGCCTGCGATGCCACCACCTCAAGAGCGCCGTGGTTGACTGTAGCCGCCGTGACCGTATCCGGCACGGTCTGACTTGTGGCGGCCTTGACCGCTACGCCTGCCGTGGCCGTCTGACCGACGGCAGGCACCGCTTGCGATGAGCTAAGCGCGCCCGTTGCCGCAGCCGTTGCAGCCTGGGCAACGGCCGGCACCGTCTGAGCCGCCTGCGCCGTGTTGCCGACTGCAGCCGTTGCAGTCTGTGCCACCGCCGGGACTGCCTGAAAAGCCGCAGCCGTGTCGGTCGCTGCAACCGTCGCGCTCTGCGCCACCGCTGGAACCGACTGCGCGCTGGTGGCCGTTGCCGGCGCGCTGGCCGTAGCCACTTGGGCTGCAGCCGGGACAGTCTGCGAAGCGGTCAGGGCCGCGAGTGCACTGACCGTTGCGGACTGAGTGACCGCCGGGACTGCCTGCGATGCCTGGGCCGCGTCTGTGGCCGCCGCGGTGGCCGACTGGCCGACTGCCGGCACCGCCTGGCTTGCCGTCGCAGAGCCGATGCCGGCGGCGCTGGCGGTTTGCGCTACCGCAGGGATCGTCTGGGTGCTGGTGGCCTTTGCCGGTGCGCTGGCGGTTGCCGTGAGCGCCGCTTCAGGTACGGCCTGCGTGGCGGTCAGCGTGTCCGGTGCGCTGGCCGTTGCAGTCTGCGCGACGGCGGGGACTGTCTGCCCCGCTGTTGCGGAATCAACCGCCGCCGCTGTTGCAGACTGGGCTGCATCCGGGACGGCCTGGTTTGCCGTAGCGCTCGCCGCCCCGCCCGCGGTCAGCGCCAGCAGGAGCGACATCTAGCCTACTCCCAGGAGTAGATCAGTTGGATGTGGTTGACGATGGTGCCGCTGGTGCCCACCGTGCCAATGATCTTTTCGATCACCTGCACGAATTCGCCTGGGTTCACGAAGATTGGCTCAGGGAACATCGAAATGCTTCCCTGCGGCTGCGAGATCATCGTGCTCACCGCCTGAGCCGCCGTGATGACCTGGGTCAGCTCCGGCAGCAGGACGATGCGCCGCGTCTTTGCCGTAGCCGTGACGAAAGAGCCGGTTTCGGCCGTGGCCAGAGACACCGTTGTGCCACCGAAGGCCAGGGCAAAAACCCGGTTGCATGGCCCGCCGACCAGCACGGTCTGCACGAACGACGACAACTTGACGCCGGTCACTCGCAGGCGGCGGCCCTGGATCGTCGTCGAGCCGGCCGGCACCTGATAGGACAACAGGATGCCGTCGGTGTTCACCGCCAGAGTGAATGTTTCCCAGGCTTGGTTCAGCAGACCCGCAGCGCCGACGGCCAGCGTCGTGTTTGTCGGCACTGCCGCCGTTGGGTTGGTCGAATTGGTGTAGGTGCCAATCGTGCCTAGCGTGCCGCCGCTCAGGCCCTGATAGGCGCCATACACGCGGTTGCAGACCGTGCCCAGAGAGTCCGCGTACTGCGGGCCGCGCAAGATGATGCGATAGCCCTTGATGAGCATCTGCAAGGCAGAGCCAGCCGTGCCGCCTGCGATGGCGTGGCGCACGGACCACGGCAGCGCGCGAGACAAGCAAGGCCCGCCAGCGCCGACGGGGTTGATGATCTCGCCGTACTTGACATTGTTGATCCAGAACGTGGTTTTCACGTTGTTGGTCTGGATCAGCCACTTGTACGCGGTGTTGAGGGAGATGACGAAGGTGCCAGTGCCGCCAGAGAGCGGGAACACTGCGGTGGTGGTCTCCGTGCCGTTGACGTTGATGACGCCTTGGAAGCCCGTGCTGGACATGCGGAAGTAGGCGCCGTCCAGCGGTGCGAACGGCGTGGACGCGCCGCGCTGGAAAATACCGAAGTCGATGACCTGGTTGGCGTTCGGCTGTGCAGTGAACGCGGCCGTGGTCTCGCACACCAGCGTCTGGGTGCCCACCACCGGGAACATCGCGAACGTGCCGAACGTCATGCCGGTCGTTGTGGTCGTAATGTTGCCGCTGTTGGTCAGCAGGCCGGCCGTGGACATGGTGGCGGTCAGCGTCGTGAACGTGTGACTGTGCTTGCCGGTGTTCTGCGCCGTGTCGATGAAGGTCTCTTCATCGAGCCAGTTGTCGTGTGCCACGCGCTGGCGGTAGTCGTCGTCAACCTCTCCAGAGAGCACGGTGCGGGCGCCGAAGACGGTGCCGTTGTCGATCTCGCCGAAGTTGCACGCGCTGTTGCCGTCGCCGCCTCCGCGCGCCACACCCAGGGCGTCATAGCCAGGCAGGCGCGCGAAGGCGTTCAGGTTCGAGTCGACTTCTTGCCGCAGGCCAGAAGCCCCGCCGACTACGTTTGCATCGAGTGCCATGGTTGCCGCGCCTTAGTCAGCCCAGACCCATCGGACCTGGAATTGCCCGGTCAGCTTTTCAGCGCATCGGGCGTGAATCGTGAAACCCGTGGCCGCCGTTGGCGTGCTGCAGGTCATACCGGCAAGCGCCGCGAAGTAGCGGTGGTCGCTGGCCGTGTGGTTGCTGCTGGTGTCGTCGGCCATGACATAGGCTTCGGCCTTCGAGCCAGTGCCGATCGACGCCTGGCCAGTCACCGCGACGCTGGCCTCGTTGCTGCCCGGGTATGCCCCGAAGTCCAGCGTGGCCGTGCCTTGTCCGCTTGACACTTACGCGCCTGGCCAGGTCTTCGTGAAGCCGGTGATCTGGACGGTCTGGCTTGCAGCGATCGACGTGTTGTCGATCGTCATGTCGCCGCCGCCGCCGGTCGCGGTCACCGTGCCCTGCTCATGGCAGGTGGTGCCTGCACTGTCCATGATCGAGTAGTAGCCTGCGGTGCCAGCGGCTGCGCCCGTGGTGGACAGGGGCAGGCTGGACAGGGTCTTGGCGCCTGCAGATGCGGCGGCAGACCAGTCGCTGGCCAGCGCCCATTCCGCCAGCAGCGTACCGGAGCGCGCCGTGCCGCAGTTGGCTGGCATGCTGCCGGAATAGATGCGCGCCTTTGCGCTGGTGCCCATGGCGGTTTCCCAAGCGTCGCCCATGGCGTTGCGCACGGCTGTCGAATATTGAACGGTCATGGTCTGTTCCTATGCCCGCGCAAGCATGGCGGGGTTGATCTTCATCGGGCCGCGCGTGACGGTGGAGAAGCGGATCACCACGCTGTCGGCCAGGTTCGGCGACTTGGTGCCTTCTGGCGCCTTGTCGATCAGGAACTTGCCCGCGGTGTTGATGCTGTAGGTGGCCTGTGAGAGCTCGGTCACCAGCTTCTGCGTGTCGCCAGCGTCCTTCGAGATGCTGATGATGTCGTCGGGCATGTAGTCCTTGCCCTGCACCACGGCCTGGTAGGTTCGCCCGAAACGCATCCGCAGGTTCCACCAGGCCTGTGCCTTGCGGTTCGCGAAGATGTCTTCATTCTTGCGGCCTGGCACGTCCTCGCCGGTCGGATTGAAGACGGCGTCAGATCCGCGGAAGGCTTCGACTTCGACAGGCTTTATGCGGCGCGACTTGCGGATGTCGTTGATCACCCGCGCGTCGCCGCGCACGCCAGCGCCCAGGCCGTCGGCGTCGTACTTGAATTTCACCACTTCGCGCGCGTCGCAGATCTCGAAGGCCTTCTGCGTCGTGGCGAAGATGTCAGCGCCGACGCCGGACCACTCTTCCACGCTCTCCACCAGGATCCCGCGCGCCACGCAGAAAGCATTCTTGTCGCGGCCTTCATCGGCCACGTCCAGGGCCCCGCTGCGCACGCCAGTGGGAGCGAAGCCCAGTTTCACGTGGGCGTCGATCGCGGCCTGCACCCAGGCGCTGGGGATCACCACGCCTTCGACCGACGCGGTGTAGTCCATGTCGATCTCTTGCGCGACCGTCACCGGATCCAGGTCGTTTTGCTGCTTCGCGTACCAGGCGTCGTCCTTGCGGGGATCGTCGCGCCAGTGGAAGCTGAAGACCGAGATCTTGCCGCCGAAGCGCTTGACCGCGAACGGGTTGGCCCGGCCCTTGACGCTGGACAGGTCCATGCGGCAGTTGGTCGTGGCCGACAGCGAGGCGTCCACCAGCTGCGACCGCACCAGGTGGGCCGCTTCGTCCACGAAGTAGACGCTGGTGCGGTCGCCGCGGCCGATGTTGTCGCCGGCTTCGCCCGTCATCACGGAGCCGGTCTCCGGGAAGATCATGCGCATGTGCGGCGCATGCTTGCTTCGGTCCCAGCCGGCCCGGAACTCCGGCGGCAGGCTGCCGATGTACTCGCGCGCTTTCCAGAAGAGCGACTTCGGGTCGCCCAGCTTGTCGACGTAGTCCTCTTTGCGGCTGCCGAAGCCGGCCACGAAGCCGTCGCGGAAGATGCACAGCGTGGCGGCCGTGGCCACCGTGAGCCAGGACATCCCCATGTCCCGCGACTTCTCTGTCAGGCCTGGCGCTCGCGCCTTCCAGCGCTCCATGAACCAGTGCACCCATTCTTCCTGTTTCGGAAACAGGATGAACGGCATCCATGACGGCTGCCCCAGATCCGCATTCCGCGGGTCGAAGGTCTGGCCCCAGTCGATGATGAACTGGGCCGGGTTGTCCGCGTAGAACTTTCGCAGGGCCGGCAGCAGGCCGTCAGGATCCGCCCGGATCCGGCGCAGCCGCTCCATGCGCCACTCATAGACCTGGACCAGGTCCGGGTTTTTCCAGTCGAACGGGAACGGAACCGGCACGGTCAGCCGGCGCTGATGAAGTCCTGATAGACCCGGGCGGCTTCTTGAGGCGTCAGGCTGGCCACGGAAGAAGGGGCATCGGATGGCGGATCGTCGCCGCTCGACTCAAGGCCCCAGGCTTCGCGCTCCAAGCCGATCAGGTTTTTCAGGGCGTCGGACAGTTTCTTGGCGCTGTCGACCCGACTGGGAAGGCTGATGATCTTGCGGTACAGGTCATTCAGCCGGTCCGATCCCTGGGCGTCCGGGTTGCGCATCATCTCGCCCAACTGGTGCAGCGCTTCCCCGTCGCCGGTTTCGGCTTCGATCTCGGAAAGCAGCGCCAGCACCAGGGTCCGGCCGCGCCGGATGTCGTTGCGATGGGCCAGCCTGACCGTGGCGATGGCCGTTGCGCTGGCCTGGATCGTTACCAGTTCGCTGGCGGCAGCCCCGGCGTTAACCGATGCGGTAACCGTCGCCTTGTTAACCAGATCGTCGGCCTTGGCCTTGATCTTGGCGTTCAGGTCTCGGGTCCAGCCTTTCGCCTTGGCGCGCTTGGAAACGGCGACGTGGCTGCAGCCGTGGATCTGCGCCAGTTCCCGCAGACTGAGGATGCCGGCCCGGTAGCCCCGCTCGACGGCTTCCCAGTCGACGGCTACCTTTTCCGCCGGCTTGCTTTCCTTGTCACTCACGGCAGATGAAAGCCCCCAAAGCAGCGATCTGCTCTCGGAACTCTTCGAATGGCGGGGCCGGGACGAACTGCACATTGCAGCCCACACCGGTGAAGCAGCAGAGCGCCAGGTCTTCGGGTGCGACCGGCGCCACGACGTACTTCTTCAGGTAAGCGGGCGGCTTCGGGCACTGCTGCAGATACATCAGCGCGTACATGGACACCTGCCCAAACGCAGAAACGACTCCGGTCAGCGCGGTCTCGGCGCCCTTGGCTTCCACAATGGAAACGCCGCCGTCTTCATGCCAGATCACCAGATCAGCCCGGAATGAGCCCAAACTGAACTCAAACAGGTATCGCGACACCTTGCTGCAGCGCAGAAGTGAATCCAGCCGGCCCGACATGGCCAGGATCTGCAGCACCAGGATGGCCCACGATTCGCCGCCGCGGGTACGCGCGGCCATGTGCAGCACGCCTTCATCGGTGGCGCGCTTCATCAGCTTGTCGGCTTCGCATGCCTCCACGTCGATGGGGGCGAATGACCGGACTTCTCTGCCGCTGTGCTTTCTGACCGCCACGCCTTGGCTGTCCATGAGGCGCTTCATCACTTCAAGGTGGCCCCCGCTCATGCGGCCGACCTTCGCGGCGGCTTCGTCCATGGCCAGGCTCAGGCGGCCGGGGGATCCGCGGGCGGGGTGGCTTCGGCCGGGGCTTCAGCAGCTGCGGGTTCCTGGGCCTGAGCTTCAGGTGCCGTTTCGGCAGCCGGCGCTTCGGGCTGGGCTTCCGGCGCGGGTTCGGTCGCCGGTGCTTCGGGCGCGGCCGGCTCTTCGGTCACAGCTGCGACCGCGGCAGGCATGGCGCTGGGTTCTTCGGCCGGGGTCGGATCCAGTGCCGCCAGGGCAGTTTCCAGGAACGCGACGAAGCCGTGCAGGTGCTCAATGGCGCTGTCGTCCAGGCTCATGCGGTGGCGCGCCAGGTAGGCGGTCTTCAGGTCCTGCAGATCCATGGTG